TATAAGCAAGATCACCACTTTGAGGAGAAGCAGAAGATGGTAGAGCATATGTTCTTTGTCCTGCATTGGTAACTTGATATGTAGACTTATATAAATCAGGAATTTCGGATAAAGAACTATATATTTCATGCATAGATTTTAACACAAACTTCTTAACAGCTGTCTGTATCCCTCTACTACTTGAAAATGTAGAAGAAGTTAATTCTGGTTCATTTAATTCATTTAGTACGTTATTTACTAATGTTAAATATGTAGTTGCCATTATGTCTTCCTTTTTGGCTCGCCATCTAATTTTTTTAATATTAAGTTTAAGCTTTGTTCTATTGAACGAAATCTAAGTTCTGTAGTATCTACAATTGGTTTAGGCATATACTCTGGATAGTTTTTTGTTGTAACCAATTTTTTTTGTATTTCTGAATTTATCTTATGTATTGTCATAGTCTTCTCTTTGTGAAAAGGTAAGGGAGCTTTTTAGTTCTCCCTTACCAATAGCATTAAGCAAAAGTTACATTTTGAGCTTCATTGTCTCCATGTCCATCACAGTCTGCCACGACTGCAAATACTCTTACCACGCAGTTCATTGATCCTGTTGCATTTGTAAGATCAATGGTATCAGCTGCTGCATAATATGCATAGCCTATTGAGGTTGTCCCTAGACTGGAATCTCCAGCTCTAGCTCTAGTTGTTTCTATTCCTGCAGTAGCTGTAGATGCAGCAACCCAACGGTCTACATCAGCTTGATCTCCAAGAGATAAAGTACCGGAATTTCCAGCACTATCTGCAGTTAAAACATCATACCCTGCGTATAGTACTAATGAATTAGCTGGAAGTTCTATAACCTCCACAATATCATTAGTTGTTATTGTAAACGCACTAAAGTCTACGATTTCACTATAGACTTTAACGGTAGGTGCATTGGCCGAATGACCAGTTGACCCACCACCTGTTACGGTCCATGTTGCCATAAATCATTCCTCCAATTATGAGTTAAAGTCTGCAACACCAGCGAATACGCCTTTGTATCCTGAACCTGATCCTCGCAGTACTTTTCTACCAAATACATGAAGTCCACGTACTATGTCAGCAAAACTATCTGGATCACGAATTACTTCAGTTTTAGCAATATGTGAAGCAGTTGCTACTGCAGACATATGTCCAAATAAAACGTAATGTTCACCAGATGTTGATGACGGTCCAAAAGTCGCAGCTGCTGCTGTTCCTGCTGAACCTACTACCATAGTATTGGATTGATATAAATCAAATCCATGTACTTTTCTACTTGTTATTCTTCCGTTCATCAAAGCTGATTGACCTTCACCAGTAGCTGCTGAATCCAATATTGCAGGTGTTCCAGCTGCGTCAGTTTTTGCCAATCTTATTTGTGTCCAGAATTGGGGTGGTGCTACACACCAACGGTTTTCTTCAGGCACATCGTTCTCATCAAGAACTTGTTGTGCTGTACTTAGCATATTTAATGCTTCGTTAACTACATTGATGGAAACTGCAGATCCGGCAGTACCTAAATTACTATCGGTAGCTGCGTTATCAGCAATTGCTTTAAGAACATTATAATCATAGTTCTTTTTCAATGCGTATGCACCAGAAGAAGTTGCAAGAGCCTCCCAATTAGCATGTGCTTGTCTTTCCTCTATGTCATCAACTTTAAATGCAAAGTAATTTCCTTGATCAATAGTCAATTGAATTTGATCATCGGAAAGTTCTTGTGTATTTACAGATGTGCCACGAGCATAAGAAGCAACAGTAATGGTAGGTTCTTTTAGTATATTTACAGTATCACCAAAATTCTCAATTTCCCCGGAGTAATCGGTATTTGTAATAGCTTCAGCAACCGATGCTCTACGGAAATATTTGAGAACTTTCTGACTGTATATGGCTGGGGCCCAATTGCCTTTTGCAAGGTTATTATAACCACCAGCTCTTGCCATAGTAGCCATACTATAGTCCTCCCTAGTTTAAATTATGCTTCAAAATCAATACGACCCTCCTTTTGGGCAGCATCAATTTCAGCCTCATTTTTCTCAAATTCCCAAGGTTTCATATGTTGTATCTCAGACATTTTCCATGTTTTTCCACTTCCTCCAGTATTAATAGTTGCTGGATTAGCTTTTGTTTTGGACACTGCTTGAGCTGCATCATATTTTCTCTTGGAATCCACTTTGTTTGACGAAATACCCACATCAGCTTTGTATAAATCAACAGTGCGAATTGCCCATTTAGAATCAGTATTGTTTTTACGAATACCATCAGCTATATTGGCAGGTTGTTCCTCAAGCCATGCTAAAAATTCAGGAGTAGCCTTGATTTCATTAAAATCAGGGTGGGCTGAAGTTAGTTGCTTGTATGCAGACTGTACAATTAACTTTTGTTCTTTTTCGGTAAGATCAGAAATCTTTGCTTGAAGATCAGCAGTTTTTTGTTCAGCCATGTCATGAGAGATAGTTTCTACAACTTGATATACATCAGGATATTTTTCTTTAAACTGTTCTAACTCTTCCCTAGTTTTGGGAGGGGTATACTTTACCTCTTGTTGTTGAGTTTTAGCAATTTCAGTTTCAGCTGATAGCTTCTCCTTCTCTTGCTTCCATTCATTTAACTTTTGGTCATAGTAAGTTTTAAGATCGTCATATCTCTTTTTGTAATCGTGCTCGGCTTTTGATTCTCTATAATCACCAACCTTTTCTGTAGGAACTTCTACGTTCTCAGGAACTGCACTCATATTATTTGAATCCATAAAACCTTGAGGCTCTTGCTGGGTAGCTTCTTCAGTGCCAGCAGCTTCTTGTTTTTCTGGATCGTCTTTGTACACATCGTCTTTATAAGATCCTTGATACATTTTTTCTCTTCCATCATCTTTAATGGGTGCATCAGGTTTATTTGTAGTCTTCAGTTTTTTCGCCATTTCTTGTCTCCACGTGGGGCCTTCTCTAGGGTAGCCACTTCGGTTGTTGTTTGTAGGTGCCATTGAAGAAACGGGTAGCCTACGCTATATTTAGTCCTAAGACTAAAACTCTTTATATTAGGTTCTGTATTACTCCTTTTATATACTTATTTTTTTCTCTTGGATTAGGATGTCCATACCACGAACCTATAAAACTTTCTACATCTTTACTTTCTCTACGTTTAAATTTTTGTGATAATATAGTACTAAAAATCTGTTTATATAATTCTTCATGATTTTCTGGAAGTAATTCTAAGGGAATACCTTCTATTTGTTCTGTTTTATTACTTGGTAAAAAATATCCATCCTTTACAAAACTTATAAATTCTTGTGGGGTTATCTTTAACATACTTAATGCTGCATTTCCTTTAGGAGACTCTCTTGGTGATATAGCACGAGCAATACTCCCTCTATATTTTTGTAAATTTAAAGCCAATGTTTGGGCAGCTATAATTTTTAAAGTATATGCTTTTTGTTCACTATTCATTAATTTTTGTAATTCTGGATCTCCTAATGTGGAAGTAGTAATTTGAGCAGGACCGTAAGCAGAACTTTTTCCACTTTTAGTAAACCCTTTTCCAGTTTTTGCAAATCCAAATAGAGGTGTTTCTCCACGCCATTCATATTTAGGTATGGCATTGTAATACTGATCTTCTGTAAAACCAAAATATTTTACTTCGGCTAATTCTGTTGGTCTATCTCCAATTTCTTGAGGTACAAAGTTAGTTGATGGAGTAGTGTCTAAATTTAAAGTATCCATCTGTTCATTAGTATTTACTATACCTATATCTTTAACTGCTTCATCTACTTTTTGATTAGTTTGTACTTGAGATTCTATATCTAAATATTCTTTAGCTGCTTCTTGTTTTTGAATATGTTCTTGTTTATCTTCTCCTATATTTATACCACTTGCTGCTTGTAAAACAGGAGGTTTAGTTTCTTCTACAGGTCTTTCTGGTGGAGGAGCTACTTGTTGCTCTTGTTTTACTTCTTTCTGAACTTGTTCTGTTTCCTTTTCACCTCTAGCATTTATTTTTTCTAATTTATCATAACCAATAACTCTTGCAATAATATCAGGAATAACAACCTCACCATTGGATACTAAAATTTCTTCTGCATCTACTGGAATTTTTTTTGTATCTATTTTTATACCATGTTCTTCAAGATATTCTACAGCCTCTTTTATCATATTATATATATCTCTCAAACCTGCATGACGTACAGCTGCAGCATTTATTACAAATCCATCACTTTCTGTTTGTACATCATCAGCTACACCAGAATCATCAGCTCCTTCTTTATCTACTACCCCTACTGGACCAGCTGCAACTTGTTGAGGAGGTTGTTGAGGAGGTTGTTGTTCTTGTAAAACTCCGGGAACTGGACCTCCACCTTGCATATTTACAGTATTTTGAGGCATTTGCCCTTCTATAGACCTAGGAGGTACCCCCTGTTGATTTTGCATGTTTTGGGCTACCTCAGTATCCCCCATATCCTGTTCGGGCACTCCTTGCCCATTTGTGAGACCTCTTTCTTGAGCCTCTCTTGGAAATTCACCAGTTTGAGCCTTGTGGATCAACATTGTTACTTCTTCTAATACAGGCCACAATTTTTGTAATCTTCCCTGTTCTTCTGGAGTAAGATTCTGTTGAATAAGCCCTGCTAATTTTTCACCTTCAGCAGTTTCACTACCTTGTGTCATAAATTCATGATCAAATTCTGCAATTTCAGGCATCTTCTATTAATCCACTTACATATTTAGCTCGTCTAGGAGTTTGCTTTGCCCAACGAGAATTTCTTGCTTCTATAGCTGCTTCTTTAAATCTATCTTCAGTTAATAGCTGCAATGTTTTTTTAAATTTATTCAATCCGGTCATTCCTAATTGAAATCTCATGTGCATTAATGCCATTTGTACTTTTGAAGGTTTGTTTCTCCACCAAGATAGAGATTCATCTAAACTCTTAGTGCATTCCTCAATATCGTTGTTTAAAAGATATATCGCTTCATCTTTTGTTATGCCCCCATTTCTATCCGGATCAATTAATCGGCCTACACCTATTGTAGCATAACCTTCACTATCTGAGTATTGATGAAGTACCAGACCTTCATGGTCTATCAAAGAATCAATAAGTTCAGATTTATTGAAACTATTCATAACTGGCACTATTTTTTTCCAAACATCTTAGTTGCCCAACGGATACCAAGACTTGCAGAAATTGCACCTATAAAAGTATAACTATACCATTCTGGTGCTCTGGATACATAATCCCTCCCTAGCATTACAAACTCTTGTGTCCAAGGAAGGAAAGATCCGATAAAAGGAAAAGTTATAACTAGCAATGCAAATTCATCTTTCCAACTATACTGTTGTTGTCGCAATGCCTCTATATCATAA